TAGTTGAAGAAGGCAGAACAATAAAAGTTTCTATTTTATTTTCTTTTTTTTCTAATATCTTAAGAGTTTTAGAAAAATTACTTTCAGATTTAGTTTTTTTATAATTCTTCACCATTTTTGTAACTGTACCAACAACAGCTTCCCAATTTTCCCCATATTCATCTTTAGCTTTTTCCCAAAAAATTTCTATTTGTTTCATGGGAACATTATATTTTTCTGAAAATGATTTTAATAATTTGTTTGGCATTTTTATTTATCCCCTATTTTAAATGTTTTTAACCCTTCTTTTGGGTGTGCTAGAATAAAATTTGAAACAGAAATACCTAATTTAGTTGGAGTAGTTGCTGTATTTATAACTCCAATAACTTTTGATTTAGTTTGTGGTGTTAGATTATTAGCTGCATCTAATTTTTGTTTGATGTATTTTTTACCATCTTCAATAGTCATTTTAATAATTTTATCAACATCATCCATATTAAATATAGATTTACCTTTAATTTCTTTTTCAAGAATAAGGTTAAAAATTTGTAAAAATCTGCCCATAAAAACTCCTAATAATGATTATTTAAATATTATTCAACTTCAATAATTTCAAAATTCTTTAAATGATAAAATTTATTTTCACATAAAATAACTTCAACAGTACAATTTTCAAAAACTAAATTTTTTATATTATAACCATATTGTTTTTCTTCAGCCAAGAGTTCATTTTTACAATGTTCAGTCATTAAGTAATCAATATACTTAATAAACTTAGATGAATAATCATCATAATATGATTCAAGGATTATTTTTTTTGTTTTACCAGAATCATTTTTTTGAATATCTTGTTTGCCGTGGGGTAGCATGGTAATAATAACAAATTGATTACCTTTTACTTCTCCTGATTTATCTGGTCGATAATCAATAGCAATAGCTTGATTCAAACTTTTTGAGTAAAAAAGATATTCCCCTGGTGAAATATCTTGTTCAAGAGAACTATCAATAATATTAGAAAAGAATTTTTTTAATTGTGTAGCAGATAGTTTATTTCTTTCTTCAAATCGTTCATAACCATGTGTTGTTGTAATAAACCATTTCCCTTTATATTCAAAAATATAATTAAGGGATTTACCTCCTAATTGTTTCCATATAGGTGTATTAATAACTTTTAATCTCGGTTTATTATATACTTCTGGTTCTTTTTTTGTTTGAACACGTTCAGCAGAACGCATTAAAGATGCTAAACTTGCTTCTTTAATAAATTCTTTAAATGTTTTCATTCTTACTTACCTTTACTAAAAGAATAGGAATCCACAGTATTTCTTGCATTATGATCAATTTTTTTATTTTGAGATTCCCCATCAGCTTTTACTTCAATATCAATTTCTGCATCATAATTGAACTTTTTATTAAGTTCTTTTTCCCAAGCTTTAGCAGCATTGAATGCTGAATCTCCATCTGTAAGTCCTAGTTTTTTCTGTACAACTTTTCTTTGTTTCTCATAATCAATTGTAGCAATTAAAACATAATCACGGATTCCTTCTTTTTTGTTTATTTTAACTTCTGCTAAAATTTCTTTAAAAGATTTCATTTATTATCTCCTTGTTTTTCGATATTAACAACTTTTATATTTTTATTTTTGAAAATAACCCAATCATCATCAAGATGAATAGAATCAAAACCTAAATTTTCAATTTCAAACAAACTTAATTTTTCATAATCATCCCAACCAGCAGTTTTGTCAACAGTTAAAATTACTTCCATAATATATTTTGAACTTACTGCACCACTTGTACCTTTAATAATTTTATCTTTATCTTCTGAAAACCAAAAAACACCTTGAGCAGAAAAATCCCTATTAAATTTATTAATAGGTACATTACTTCCATGATAAGCTTTTATTTTTCTTTTATTTTCAGTTAAGAATTGTTTGAATGATAACATATATAAACCTTTTATTATAGTTTATATTTATTTATATAAAAAAATATTTATAAAAATAGTTTATTTGAGGGGAGATAATTTCTAAGAAAAGAAACTCCTTTGAAGTTTAAGTATATTGTTTAGAAAACAATATTAGTTCAAAGGAGTTTCTTTGTCAATATTTAAATTCTTTTAATTTCACAAGCCCCACCAGAACAAGCAGTTGCAGCATATTCATTAACATCATTATATTTAGGAGCAAGGAGAATTTCTTCAAAATTAATAGATTTAAGGTTACGATTAATTTTTAACCATTTATGCCATAAATGAACATCTTTCAAACAATAGATCATTTTTTGAATATCACCTTTAAAGTTATTCTTAGCAAATTGTTTTGCTCTACGAACCCAATCTTCTTTCAAAATAATTTCAGTTCTAGTACCAACAAATTTTTTATTTTTATTAAGGACAAAATCACAAGCATCCCAAAGATCATTATCAAAATAATGTAATCCATCAACAATAATTCCTGATGCAAAAATAACAGCATCACCATATTTATCTAATAACTCTTGAGAATTAAAAACTGAAGTAAATGGTGATTGTGGATAATCTTTATCACCAAAATCACTTAGAAAACTAATTGCTGTGAATGTTTTTTGATTTTTAAAAACATAATCACTAATTTCTTTTATATCATCAATAATAACAGTACATGAAACATTATTCATTAGATATGGTTTATTACATCTTTCAATATGTTTACCACCAGCAATCCATGTATTTTGAACTAATTTGATTTTTTCTAAATGTGCAACTCCTTTCATTTGTTCTTTAAATAAAGCATTAGGATCATTTTCAACAGGAATATAAATAACATAATCAGAATTTGTTGCTGACCATACAGAGTCTTCAATCATTTCAGGGAAAGCATTTTCACCTAACCAATTACCAATTTCAGAATATTTATTAATTTGCATTAATCTAAAATAAGTTTTAGCGTGTTCAGGGTGAATACCAGAAGCAGTTTTAAGCAAAGTACTTGCATTACCTGAAGGTTTTACGGCTGTTGTTCTTGCAGCTGGATTAATATTGATCATATTAGCTACTTTTTCATTTGTTTTATTGACAATTGAAACACCAATATTAAGAATTTCTTCATCAAATAATTCTGGATTATCCATCCAACCAGTAATTGAAACCCCAATTAAAGCTTCTTTTTTTGTAATGTCTTCTGAATCTTTACCGAGATAAGGAAAATCCGTATAACCAGCTTGAAGTGTTGCAATTACTGAAGCACTTTCACAAGCTTTGTAAAACTTTTCTTTATCTATTTTTCCATTTTTCATACAATCAATAGCATTAATTTCTGTAAGATTACAAAATTGAAATGCACTTACACCATTAGGAAGAATAGGAGAAAAACCTATCTCAAAACAAGGGTTCATAACTACATCAGTATCATCACAAAAAACAAACCCTATATCAGACATACCACTATTAAGGTCAAAAAACTTATCAAAATCTTTTTTTGTAAATTGATCTCTTATTAGTATAACAGAATTATTACTTCTTTCACGTTGTTTATTAGTTTCTCTCCAATTACCTGTTTTAGCATTAATTAATTCTGTATCAGTAGGGTCAATCATAATAGCCATAGCAGCACGTCTAACCCCACCTGAAAGTGTTGCATCGGCACAATGCATCAAACAATCATACGCATCAATACTTTTTAATTGTGTATTTTTATCAACTGAATCTAAAAGTTTTTCAATACGTTCTAGAGATTGTTTTAGTCCTTCTGAACCAGGAGCTTTAAACCCACCAGAAATTAAAGAACCTTTAGATCTAATTTCAGAATAATCAAAACGCACAACACATCCTTGATATTCAGGAAAAGGAACTTCACCATCACAAAATGAACTTAATAATACACCAACTGAATCACTCCAACCTTCTATTGAATCATCAATAACAAAATTTTTAACTGTATTATCACTTCTTTCAATTATATTTGGTAATTTTGATACAAATTTTTTATGTAATTGCAAGGTAACACCACATCCACATAATGATAGATAAAATGCTTTATTAATTTTTTCTATGGAATCTAAATGGGAAACTACACAATTATAAATTCTTGCATTATGTTTTTTAATTTGGTCTTTTCTATATTGTAAATTCCTTTGTGAAGCAAGAATTGTTTTTTCTTTATACATTTTTTCAGCATTATTAATTAATTCTAATAATTCACTATTATTATCAATTTCATTTTTATATTTTTCACGATGCATATTAATAACATCTTCACAAGATTCTTCCCATCTCTCATAACGACCTAAAGAAGGAACCCATTTTGCATAATCATTATAAAATTTAAGATCTGATAATAATTGTTTTCCTTTTTTAAATTTGCTCATTTCTTGTCCTTTGCTTTAGTAAAAAAATCTATTTTTTAAAAAATTGGGTTTTATAAAAATCCTTTCATTGGATATTCAAGTTAAAAATTTTTAATTAATACATTATCCATAATAAAAAGCTTTTCTAATTTTCATTATTTCTTCCTTTTAGGTGGTTTATTAATTGCAGTTTCAATTAAAAGAATGAGTTTATTTATGATATAATTTGCATCTTCATCATTTTTTGATTTAATATCATCTTGATTTATTACAGATTTATAATTTTTAATAAATGATCTTAATTCTTTTTTTGCTTGAGTAGAAGTCATAAAAATTACCTATGGAGTATTTTTAAATTTTTAGTAATTCTTTAGTTGAGACAGGGAAATATTTTTGCATTATAGGCAAAACTAAGTTAGCAAATAGCTGTGCTTCTTGTTGTGCATGAGAATCTAAACGCAATTTACATACTCTAGCCCAAAATAATAAAGTTCCAGTCCAATACCATTCTGTCATCGTATTTAATGGTAAAACAATTCTAGCTTGTTCTGGTGCAACACCAAGATTTAATAATTCTTCATACTCTGTTAAACATTTTGAAACAACTGAATGTACTTTATCTTGCGCAGCCATATTATGTTGAATTGGTTCATTGATAGAACCTTGTTTTAGATTTTCTGCTCTTTGTCTAAAAAAATCAGGGAACCAAAATTCAGGTTCATAAGAAACATAGCGTCTTGAAACTTCATTCCATGAAGCGCCAATCTGGTGTTTAGCTAGTTGTCTAGTCAAAAAAATAGGAGCTTTACATTTTAATTGGATAGAAGTATGAGCAAAAGGAGACCAATGATCATGTTTTGCTAGATATTTAATTAATTGTTCATCTTTTTCTAAAAAATCTTCATTATTATCTTGATTAAAAGAAACTCTTGCTGCATTTACTACTGTTTTATCAGTTCCCATGTGATTAATATATGTTACTTCAATATTAGCTTCTTTCATTTATTAATTCCTTTCAGATATACATTTTTTTATTTTATAGAGTTATATTTTTAGCTCTAGCATTATTATATCTTTCTTCAATTTTTTTCTCAGAATCTAAATTTTTATTCATTTCATTTTGAGTTACTTCATATCCAGTATTAAAAAACCATCCTGACCCTAGAAATTTCACCATTGGGGCTGTTACTACTTGATACATTAAATAATCACATTCACAAGTAATTTGATTTTTTTTCTTTGAATGTTCTTCGAATGACATTTTAATTTCTTTTGTAACACCACATTTATCACATTTATAAATATATATTGCCATTTAACGTTCCTTCCTCATATTTTTAAAAGTCAATCTTGTTTTTAATTCTATACCAGCATAACAGTTATCTAATATTAATTGTTTAACTTTTTTATTTGACCAACCATTAACAGATAAATCATTAAAATCTTTATATTTTATTTCATTAGGCCATACAAAAACTTCACAATTATTATCACAATATTTTAAAGATTTTAAAATACCAGTTTTATCATTATCAAAACCATAGATTATTCTTGAATTTTCAAAATATTTTTTAACACCTACAGTTAAATCTGAACCTACCATAGCAATTGAATTTTCAATATTATAATGATCTATAATTGATTCAACTGCTATAATTGGTTTCTTTTTATTTACATGAAAAATACCACAAGATTTAAAGGAATCATTTTTACAAAAAACGTGAAAATTTTTATTTTCTGTGTGTCTACCTTGAAACCCATAAAGTCTTTCATCACCAAGAAGAAAAGGAAAAATTAACATTCCTTTCAATATGGATTTTTCATTTATATTATAATACAATGTATCTAATTTATCAAGAATATTTCTCTTTTTACAAAATTCAATAGCTTTTTTATAATTTTTAGCTGGTTTAAAATACTCTTTATTTAGAGTAAATTTATATTTAATATCAAGATTGTCAATATTTATTTTTAAAGATTTTTCTTTTTTTATTAATTTTCCTTCTTTCAGAGAATTTAAAAAATCTTCTTTTTCTTCTTTTAAATACTCTTCAAAAACTAAAGGATCAACTAATTTAATAAATTCTCTAAGGTTTGTACTAAGATTACAATTATGGCAAAAAACTAATATTGTATCAGGTAGTTTATCAGTTAAAAACCAAAGTCTTTTTTTATATTTTGATTTACGACTATCACCACAAACAGGGCATCTCCCATTAAAATTATTATTTACTTTATGTATTCCTTCTATATTAAGTAAATGAATAAATTTTAATTGATCATATTTTTGTAGTGCCATTATTTAATTCCTAAATCATAAATTCACAAATTTCACTATCTTCACATTCTTTTACTGTGCATGGTTTTACTTTTGATGGACTTAATTTTCTACATTCTATATTTAAATCACACCGTATACAGCATAAATTTGTGCTTTGTTTACAAAAACTTGGCCTAATTTTTGCTGAACAAAATAAATATTTTTCTTTATCTGACATTTTTGTTTCTCCTTTTTTAAAAGTTAACTAAAAAAATTCTCAATGTTACTTTCTTCAATATCTTCATTTTTCTTTTTTTCATCTATACTACTAGTCATTTTAGTTTCAATTTTTTTATCATCTAATTTAAAATTATTAATATCTTCTGAATGTTTTACAAGATTAAACTTGACAAAATCACTCATCAATTTCATTCCATTATAAGAAAAAGACTGATTATTAAATTCCTCAATAATTGAATTATAGATTTCTAAAGGGATATAATCAAAATCAACAAGGTTTTGGTTAAAATCCCAGTGTTTTTTCATCAAAGGATCTGTAGATAAAAGATCATCTAATTCCGATAGAATTTTAATAGCAGTTTTTTCCCCTAATCTAGGTCTAATAGCAAGAATATTATCACTCTTATCCCCAATCATAGTATGAATTTTTTTAAAAAGTTGAACATCAATTTGTGGTTTAAAAATTTGTTTATGTTGATCATATATTAATACTTTATTTTTATCTTGAAGCTGAACAAAGTCTTTATCTGAAGATAATATATATATAGTTTCTTTATCTTTGAAATGTTTTGTTAGACAAGCAATAACATCATCTCCTTCTGCTTCGTCTATTTGAATGACGTACATATCAGAATAATTTTTTAAAGACTCCATGACGCTATTATAGCACGAATAGATAGCATCCCAATCAAACTTTGTATCTTTAGTTCTATTACCTTTATATTGTTGTTCTTCAAGTCTAGGAATACCATCTCTATTATCTAGATAATATTTTTTCCTCCAGTTATTTTTTCCTTCAAGTGCAATAACAAAAGGATTTTGTTTAGATGCTCCAAATTTTTTAGATAAATATGTAATTTGAGATAATACTAAATGTGTGATAAAATTTGGATTTTCAATAATATCATCAGCATTAGCCCAAAGAACCCGATTCATTGCCATAGCACCATCTAAAATTATCATTTAACTCTCCTATATAAAATAATAATCAAGTATATCATATTAAATTTATTTTTTCAACTTTTATTTTTTGTAAAATTGTAAACTATTAGTTTACATTTGAACATTTTTTAAAACCCTAGCCTTTCAAATAGTTCTTCATATTTTCTTAAAATTAAATCCCCATTTTCTTCAAAAGTGAACTGTTGTTTTACTTTTTTATTTGCAACATCAATAATTTCTAATCTTTTTTGTTCATTAAGGATTAACTCTTCTAAATAAATATACCAATCTGTTTTTGGTTTTTTAATAAGAAAGCCATCTTTTTCATGGTCAATAGTTGTTGCATAAGGATATACATTATCAGCAACAGAAACAACTTTTGCTAAACTATACTCTATGTATTTTAAATTGGATTTACACTTATTAAAATCATTATTAGCCGCAACAATAATTCCAATATCAAGATTAAGAGATATTAATGTTTTCATAAAATCATCAATAGAAGACCATTCTGTATGAATAGCAAAACTTTTATAAGATGGAGGGCAATAACCAAAAGTATAAAAATCAAAATCATATTTCTCTTTTAGTTTTCTAATAGCATTACCTAAATAGTGAGAAAAATCTGATTTATGGGTGTTACCACACCAAAACATTTTACCTTCTCTTCTAACTAATAAAGTATGATAAGGAACAGTCACACAATAAATCCTACCTTCATAGTGAACTTTACTTACTTCTTCTTTTAAAACTATTTTTTCTTTCTTTTTATAATCAAATTTTATTAAATATGCATCATATTTTTTGTTTGTTTTTTTATTAATATTTAAATTAATACATGAAACCCCTATTTTAATAGCAATTTCATTTATATCATTCATTAAATTTAAAGATGAAGTTGAATAAGAAATTCTTTTATCTTTACCAATAGAAACATCTTCTTTGATTATCCAATCAAATAATATTTTTAATTGTCTTGAAGAGGTATTTAATAATTCTCTGGGGACAAATTTATTTTCTTCTTTCCCTATTTGATTAAGATAATTACATAATTGTTCATTAAAAATAATTAATTGAGAATTATTTTTTGTATAATTCCATTTATATTTTTTTGCTATTTGCTCAATAATATAAAGATACTGATTATTTTTATAATGAGATAATACAATTTGGTTATCATATTCAGAAACACAACAAGCATCAGAAAGCCATAAACCAAAGAATTTAAGCCAATCATCCATATATATTAGATGTTCATCGTGGTTTTTTAATTTAGGCAAGACAAAATATTTAACTTCTTTACCCTCATAATTACACATATTTTTAACGTAAAAATCTAATCCTTCTAATGATTCCATACTATGAAAATTAAAATCTAAATTCTTTTCAGATTTCATAATAGAAGCATACATATTATGATTAGGTGTAACTAAAAAATTCGTATGACTACCATTTCCATAATACATATCTCCTAAATATTGTTCATCAACATATTCAGTTGGTAAATGATATTCTAACATATTTGTTACAGGGTTTAAAGAAGCAACTTTTTCATTTTTATCTAAATTTTTAAATAACTTCCAACCATTTTCCGTTAATAATTCTGTTTTTTCATCATAACAATAACTTCCATGCCATCCAATTCTAATTTTTTCATTTTTTGGTTTAATAAAATCTTCAGGTGTATGATACATATTAGGGATAATAATTGGTTCTTTATTAAATCTTTTTTTTAAGTATTCAGCAAGAGGAATAGTTGATGTTGTTATTTCATCTGACTGTTTAAACACAAAATCAAGTTTATCAAGTTCTTTTCTATTATAATGATTATGTGCTAGATTCCCTGCTGGAATACCCCAAATAAGATCATCAATATCTGATACAATTTTTTTGCCTTTAGATTTAATATATGGAAGCCATTTCTGAAAAAAAATATCATTAGCTCGTTGAAGTCCAATTACATCTACTTCTTCTAATCTTGGATCATTAGGTGGAAAACCAAGAGTATATTCTACATTATTCATGTGTTGTTTTAAAAATTCTGCTGGTTGTTTTACCCGCATATATCCACAACCATATATATCTGATGAAGTTGCTAAATATTTAATATTTTTAAATTTTTCGTTCATATTAAACCTTTATTAAAAATAATTAACCTAAAAGAATGTTATGAGTATTATTGTCTTTATTTCTTTTAGCACATTCTGTACACACATTTTTAGTAATTTTTTTACCTTCTTGAATAACAATAATTGGTTCTAAATTTTCATGTAAAGCACCACATTCTTGGCAAACTTGAAATAACATAATAGCTCTCTCTCTCCTTTTTAAATTAAGAAAAATCAAATCCTATATTAGATTCTTCTTTATTAATTTTATTTTGTTGTTCTTTTAACATATCTTTAATATGGATAGGAATTTCTTGTTGAGAATCATCTAAATTAAGAAGTTTCATTTTTGAATAATCAACACCTATAGTATAACATTTTTCATTATTACCAGCAAATCTAGTTTTAATAGTTTTTAAGATATATTTATTTTGTTCTTTCAGTTCAGGAGTTTGGATTAAAGCCCCTGACCAGTCAGAAGTTTGTGAAATTCCATAACCTAAACCAACATCTTCATTACTAACGTCTGTTTTTTTATCTTTTGCAGTACGATTAAACTGTGCTGCTGTCAATATTACAATATCAAATTCTTTAGCAACAGCCCTTATTTCTTCAGCAACACAATAAACATATAAATGTGTTCCTGTTTGACTAGCAGGCAGTCTATATGATGTAAATAAAGTTAAATGATCTAAAATTAAAATTTCTGGTACATATCCTTTTTTATTTTTTATTTCATTTAATAAATTCGTCAAATGTTTGGCATTTGTACTACCAGTAGATACTTCTTTGATTAATAATTTACCATGAGCTTGTGAAGCAATATCTTTAAATTTACTTTTAAATAATTTTTTATCCACTGTATTAGATAAAGTAGAAATATCTATATCTAATACATTAGCATCAATTCTTTTGCCAATTTCTTCAAACCCCATTTCACCAGATACATAAAGAATATTTTTACCAGATTTTAATAAACTAGAAGCACAATGGCATAACCATAAAGTTTTACCAACATTAGTTTGTGCCATAAAAATAAAAATTGATTTTTTAGCTAACCCCCCACCCATTGCCATATTTACCAAATCTATATCTAAAGTTATTTTATCTTCATTCTCTAAATATCTCTTTAATCGTTCTACTGCATCTTCAAAAAAATCATGCCCTAATTTTACTTCAAATTCAACACTTAATGCTTCTTTTATAATATCTTCTATTAAACCTTTTGACTTTTTATTATTTTGAATAATTTCAACTGATTCAAGTATAGCGTTTTCTAATGCTCTTGATTGACAAAATTTTTCAGTTTCTTTTATTAAAAGTTTTTCATCTGTTACTTCTTCTGTTGTTTTTAAACTATCTAAAAACTTATAAATCGAATCTGATAAACTTTCACTAATTTCATTATCAGTTTCTATGAGTAATTTAATGTCAGAAATTTTAGGTTGTTTATTGTATGTCTCATTATATAATTTAATTTTTTTGAATAAATTAATATGAATACTATCATTAAAATATTCTTCTTTTAAATGTGGTAAAACTACTCTAAAAAATTCAGAACTTGTTGTCATTTTTTTAAATAGATTTTCGTGTAACATTAAATCCTCTTTATCTATTAAAGGTGAGAGAACCTAAATATTATATTTAAGTTCTCTCAATCTCTCTACTTATTTCATATAGTATATATTATTTTTTAAGTTTTTTCAAGTTTTTTTTCAGTTAGGACAAACAATACTGTGAATTTCAGATGCAATTGTGTTTTTTCCAATAGTAAAATATTCATTAGGTGTTAAACTTTTTAAAATATATTTATTTGCATCATATACTTTAAATGTCATAATTCGATATAGTTCCGTATCTTCACAGTAAAAATATGTGTCAACAATAATTGTTTTAATATTGTCTGGAAAAGGAACAAAATCATATTGTTCCCTACGATAATTAATACTTTCAGGGGAATTATTGAACCTCATATAATAATCTAATTGAACCATTGGATACTCTGAAATGTCAATTGCATCTCCATCAATATAAATATCATATTTATCATTTGCAATGATTTTTACAATTTCAGCATTGGAATAAGAGACGGGGATAACCAGTAATGCCATAATTAAAATTAGTTTTTTCATTCTTTATTTCTCCTTATTATTAAGAATTGTTAATGCAACTTCTTGTTCTTGAATTTTTTCTTCAATATCAGTGACAACATCTTTAACTTCAATATCTTTAGTTTTACTCTGTACAAGAATCTTTGTAATAGTTTTTAATGTTTCTTTTGTATCAGAAATATTATTGGCTTGTGTATTAAATTCTTCTTTATAATTATCTGTCTCAATTTTTATTTCTTTAAAGTTAGCTGTAAGTGAATTTTGAATTCTAACTATATCATTTTCAGGATTACAACTCGGTTCTAAAAAATAATATTCAAATTCTTCTTTATATTTTTCGATTTTTTTAGAATTATTTTTGTACTTTAAAGAAAAATTACAACTTTGAAGATTTACTGAATGAACATTTTTTAAATAATTAGAAAAATTTTCAAAAGAACCCTGAATATAAATTGCTTTGATAATATTACCAATGTTGTCATAAAGTTTTTTAATTTCATCTTGATCTTCAGATCCAAAAACTTTTGCTACTTTTTCAACTCCTTTGTTGTCTCCTTCAAATCCAAGTGTAATGAGTTTTTTTAAACGTGAAATCTCTTTTTTAAGATCATTTGTATTTACCACAAGATCTGATAAATTTTCTGCAACTTCTAATGTTGTTGACATTTTAGTTTCTCTCTCTCCTTTAGTTAGTTAGTTGGTTAATTACATATCAATTAATAGTCCTCAATAGATTTTTTAAACTTTTTCATTTCTTCATCATGATTATACCCAATGAATACAAAAGGAACATCACCAAATTTATTTTTAATTTGCATATTATAATCTTCTTCAAGTAGACTCCAAAAAATAACTTCATTAAAATTGAAATCCTCTTGATATTTAGGGGTTTCCCCATCTTTAAAAACTGGTTTAATATTAAATTCTTTAAATCCTTTACCGTAATTAACAGGTTTATCGTTAATCATTTCTACAATAATTATTTTAATTCTATCTTCTTTAATAAATTTATCTAATTGAGTATCCATGTAAATTAATTGATGTTGAATCATATTTGCTTCAAGAGCAAATTGCCCTTGTTTAATTAGAGACATTCCTAGAGAGATTGCATCTTCACCATTAATCCACATACAAATTTCAGCATCAGGAATACTTGAATTTTTATTATTTTCAAAATCCGGTTGAGATTTAATATTAATATATACATCCCTATCTTCATAAGATCTGTCAGGAGTTTGACCTAAAATTTCAAATGAAATATTTTCATTATACTCCGATAAAGTAGAATTTGGGAATGTAAAAAAATCTGGGGTTTCTCTGCGATACATTACAGTTTTCATTTATGTTTCTCCTCTAGTTAATTGATTGTAGCTAAAAAATAAAAAAATGTCAAGTATTATATTAGTTATTATTCAGATTCTTCTTCATCAAGACCAATACTATTAGATATACTTTGGTAAGAAAATTTATTATGAAGGTATTTACCAAGGTATAGATCTAAAAATTCTTCCCATATTTCATCAGTAATTGTTGTAAATTTTTCACCTTGTTTATAATTAGTTTCTTCTGAAAATATCCAAGAACGACCTACTTTATTAATAATTTTTTCATCAGAACAGAATAATTCAAGGCCAGAAGTTTTAGCCAATCCATTATCAAAATCAATAGTAAATTTTACTTTTGTACGCTCTTTAGCTGTTCTACATTTAGAGACAGTAGAAGTCACTAAAGCACCTGTCATTGTTTTACCATCTTTTCCTTTTTCTTGAGATTTTGAAAATTCAGCAATGATACTTGCATTATACAAACCGCCAGATCCACCAGCAATTTGTTGTCCACCTGAAAAGAATCCACCAATTATAGCGTAAGTATGGTTTATTGCAATAATTGGTATATTTTTCACACCTGATCTAAGTGTAACAGTGCGGAATAAAGATTTTAACTGTGCTGCTCTTGACATATCTTTAGTTGTATTTCCTTCTGTTGAATCTTCTATTTCTTTATTTGTACTCAAGTTACCAATGGAATCAACAATCATAAAAATTTTATCATCTTCACCAACTTCATCAATAAGATTTAACATTGATGTTTTTAAATTTTCAACAGTATCAACAGGTATAAATAATAAACGTTCAGTATCAATCCCTCTACCTTTTAAATCATCTTTATTATTATTGGCCATTTCACTATCAAAGATAACACCAAAATAACCAAGTTCTTGAGCATTTTTTAAAGTTTCAAGTGCTAGATATGATTTTCCTGTAGACTGAACTCCAGCAAACATTGAAACTCTTCCTGAAGGTACACCTTTTTTATAATCACCAGAAATTTGTGCATTAAATAAATAATTGCCAGTAGAAATCCAATCTCTAATAGGAAATTTATCATCATTGTCATCACCCATCAATTGAGCATATTTACTTTTTGATGAGTTTAACAAACGTTCACCTAGACTCATTTTTGATTTTTTTTCTTTAGCTTCTTTGTCATTCTCTTTTAAAATCAATTTTTCTTCTCTAGATAATTTGATTCCATTTTTCTTTTTAAATTCTAATTCTAATAATACTTCATCACTAACAGCCATAATTTCTCCTCATTAGTTGTTTAAATTTCTCTTACAATTTATCTGTCTGAGAGAGCCAAAAGATTCTTGCTTTTTTAGAAAGTTCACTTGTAACATCTTTAGCACAAAGATTATTTTTAGTTAATGTATCTAGTTCTTCTGAAATAATATCTGAAACAATCCATTTCAAGAATTCCCCAGTATTTTTTCTATGAATCTCTTTTCCTTGTTCTTTTAAAATTGAAAGACCTTGTTCAAGACGTGATTCAGTCACAGTCATTTCAACAAATTCTTGAATATTATTTACTTTTTCAACATCAACAGAAGCTAAAGTTTTTACTTTTGATGAGGAATGTTTCATACCTTTAACTTTAAACCAATATTTTGGTGAAAGATCATATTTATTTTTCCATACAATCCCTTCTCCTGTTCCCAAAATACCAAAATATTTTCCAACAGGACATTCATTTTCAACTTGATTTGTTAATTCTTTTAATTTATTTTGTGCTAATTCAGGGTGTTCAAAGTCAATTTCCATTTCATAAGATTCAAATTGAAGAATAGAATATATTTTATTTTTATTTAAAATACTTAATTCATCCTCTGTAAAAACAGGTAGTAACCAATCATCATCTTTTTTAAAATTAAATATAACAAACATTTTTGGTAATTTTTCGATAGCAACCCCTTTTTGAATACCATTACCACAAAATTCCCCAAAATATACAAATGTAGAACATATATGTTTATTAAAGACATTTAATAAAACTTGTTTTGCTTCAATAGATATACCAGACATGAAAGCTGCAAACCCAGCATTATCTTTCAATACTGTAATTTCATTATTTCTAGATTGATATATAATATCTTTAGATTTACTATATACAACTGAAGAATTAGTACCATGTAATTTTGGTGTTCCTGTAAAAGTAAGTTTGGGGTATAATGTGTCATGGTTAAAAATTGATTGCCCTTCTTCATTAAATCCTTTGAAATCATTTTGTTTCCTAACAAATGATACAACATCACGAAACTGACCAATTTTTGGAAATTTAATCATATAAAATCCTTTTTATTAATTTTTTTCTACTTTATCACAGAATTTTTGATTTGTCTAGATTTTTTTTTATTTTCAGATAAGAAATCTTTAAAGCGAAGAATCAGTGAATTTGTTTCATTAATTTCTAATTTATTCTTGAGAATTGTGGTCAAGTATATAGAAAATCTAATATCGGATTTTTTCATACCTTGTTCAGAGAGTTGGTTGATAATTTCTAAACATTGTTTAGCGACAAAATGTTCATTTTTACCAGATTTTTTAGCGAATTTTTTTATTAAAGTTTTCATAAATGTATTTATATTTTACTGTAAAGTAATAGATTTTTTAAAATCTTTACAATTGACACAAGTACCACTTTCTAAAATATTTTTTTTAAAGACAATATTATTACATAATGGGCATTTGACTTTACCTTGTTGGTTTAAATAATCTTCATATTTAGCGTGTACAGCTTCATCACCATATTTTAAAGAAGATGAATTTTCATCCCAAAAGCTATCTTCTAAAATAACAAGATAATTTGAGGCAATAATATCATTTATATAAGTTGTTATAAGAGCCGATTCTTGACAAGTTGTACCTAGATAAAAAGATAAATAAAATAATTCTTTATCATTAATATAAAATAATGAGAATTTTTCAGAAATAATACAAAAAATATTATTATCAGGATCAAATGTTTTTTTAATATAATAATTTTTCATATAAGATTGGATAATATTAATAATATCATCAAAGATTTTATTAATGGGATCTTTTTTTAAATTAATCATTTTAATAAAACTCTTTCTTAAAAAATAACTTCCTTAATAGAAGAGAATCCTTTTACAATACTTGTCTCGAAAATTTTATCAAGATATTCCTGTTCTAGTTCACCACTATTATCAATCATAATTACACTTTTATTATATTGATCTTTAAAATCTTTTAATACTTTCAACAAACATTCACGGCCATTTGAATCTAATCCACTACTAATTTCATCAAGTATTAAGGTATTAATATTAGATTTTTTATTTTTATATATTGAAAAATTAATAAAGGAAAAAAGTATTGCTAGATTTATTCTACTTTTTTGCCCTTCTGAAAAAGAAAAGTAAGAGAAATTCTCTTTATGTCTTGTCTTAACAATCTCATTAAACTCTGTATCAAAATTAAAAATTATATCTGAATTAAATTTAATAAGATAAGAATTAAGTAAGTTATTTATTGCTGGTAAATATTTTTTGATTATAAACGCTTTTATTCCTTCTTCTGAATATAAATCTTTTAAAATTAAATAATGTTTTTTTAATTTCCCTGCTTCTATATATTTATTTTTTAATTCTTTAACTGAATTGTTATAATTTTTTAATTTAGTTTTATCAATTTTAATTTCTTTAGCTTGTTCGGATTTAATTATTTTATTTATTTCTTTAATTCTATTTTCATTTCTATACATTGAATCTTTAATAAATCGTTCATTAGCAATAATTTTATCTATTTTTTCAAGATCTTTTTCTTTATTAGATAAATAAGAATTGATCTCTTTTATTTCGACTTCAATCAAGTCAATTTTTGATTTCATAGAATCAATATTTTCTGAAACTAAAAGATCTTTAATTTTAGGACAACCAGAACAAGTATTGTTTAGGAATTTAATTTTATTTATTGCAAGTTTCATATCAGCTTTAACTGATAATTGACTTTCTTGAATATTTTTTAACTCATTTTTCTTTATTAAAATTTCTTTTAATTTAGATTCTTTTATAATTTTATTCTTATTAATTATACTTATTCCCATAACATATTTGTTATTTTCTTCATCAATAGAAAGTAATTCCAATTTAAGTTTATCAATTTTATCTTTTGCTTCTAGTTCTAATTCTTTTTTAATTTTAGTTAAATTATCAATATTAATAATTTCTTGTTCAATGAGTAATTCCGTATTCTCAATATCTTTTTGCATAGTTTTTAAATCAAAATCAATAAGTTTTATTTTTTCTTTGATGTTTTTTAACATAATAGAAAAAAGTTCAACATCAAAAATATTTTCAACAACTGATCTTTTTTCAGCTTTAGACAGAGTCATAAAAGATAGATTTTTAGTTAAAGACTTTATACCAATCTGATTAAAAAGATTCTCATTGATTCCTAGAATAGTTTCTTCTAAAATTTCTTGGTAACCTCTTTTAGATGAAGAAACAGGAACTATTTCACCATTTTTGAAAATTTTAAAAATATCTGGTTTTAACCCACGTTCAATTTTGAAAGAATCCTCCCCTTTTGTGAAATGAAGTTCAGCATAGAGTTCTTTTTTATTTTTTGAGTTGATGAGTTGTGATACTTTTATCTTTCTATAAGATTTACCAAAAAGTAAAAAATAAAATACATCTGTTGGAAATGTTGATTTACCAGATCCATTTACTCCTATTATTCTATGTACACCTTTTTCAAAATTAAATGTTGTTAATGAATTACCATAACTTAGAAAATTCTTTGCTTTAATCATTTTAAAATTAATCATTAGATAATCCTAAACTTTCATCTTGTGCTAACTGATACATTTCTGATGATAGAGACATTAATAAATTCTTTTCTATATTTTCTTCAAATGTCATTCCATCAATAAATGTTCTTATCAAGTCTATTGTATTTGTATCTGTTTCTAATGTTTCTTCAAATTCTGTTAAATTAAAATTTTCTACTACTTGTTCTGTATCAATAATTTCTATCTTATAATCATTTTTTGAAACTTCACATAAACTATTATAGAATATATCAAAATTAAATAGATTTTTACACTTTTTAACGTATATCTTTGAATAGTTAGTACTTACTATGTCTTTTGCTTTATCCTTCGTTATTTCGCTTGTTTTGTTCGTTTCAAGCCCACTTACAGTTATTACATCGTCATCATAATATAATTTAATAAATTTAGGTGTAATAATATTTTTAATATAGTCTAATTCATAATTATCCTTTAAAACATAAAACCCCTTTTCTTCATCAAAATCATTATAAGTTAATTGGTATTGTGTTCCTGTATAAATGATATTATCTTGTCTGGATTTAATATGATAATGCCCACTAAACACTAATTTAATGTCTTTAAAAATATTAGCATCAAACCCACCTTTTGACATGATATTTTTCATCATAGGAAAATTATTCATTTCAAAATGTCCTGCAATTATATCACACTTTTTTGGAACAGAAAAAGTTTTTTGGTCAACAATCCAAGGAATCATAGCAATTGAATATTTTCCAATTTTAATAGTTTTTGCTCTATCATATACAAAAATATTTTTGAACTCATTAGTATTTTCTGATAAAAAATTATGGGAAATCCTATCACGAAAATAACAATCATGATTACCAACTAAAATATGTAGTTTTATGTTGTTTTCATCAAACCATTTAAAAAATCTTGTTTTTAATTCTTGAAGAATCCAAAGATCAATATTATTTCTATTATGTACAAAATCCCCTAAATGAATTACTTCTTTAATACCATTCTCAATAAGATAAGGAAAAAATTGGTCATCAAAAAAAGATAGTTGGGTTTCAAATATTGATTTAGAACTATTATTTGTTCCAAAATGGGAATCTGATAAAAATACTATATTATTGTTCATTTTGAACTTCCCTTTTTTTCTTGACAAAAATATAAATAATTGTTATAGCTATTTTTATAAAAAATTACATCTGAAAGAGATATATTATGAAAAAAGAAAACAATATGCAAAAAACTATTAAAAAGTTATCAAGACAAGAAATTGGCCCTATTCCTTATAAAAGAATAGAAAAGACTAAAAAAGATAAATTAAAAAATAGACAACAGAAACATAAAAAAATTGATTATGAAGATTAATCATCAACAGATTCATCAATAAAATTTGGGTCATGGTCATCATACCATAATTGTATATTAGTATAATCAATATCACAATTTACATCAGAAACTTCACCATTTCTTAGTTCTGCTTGTTCTTTCTCTTTTTTCAGAATCATTCTAAATGAATTTTCAATACATTTAGAATAATAACCATAAGCATTATCAGATTTTTCAGGATTAAATTTAGCTAAATATCTAAAACAATTCAATGTTGCTTCAGCTTTCATTTCGTCGAGATAAGTATAACCTCTGAAATTATATCGTTTAGCATAATTAGATACTAAAAGAAGGATACTTTCAGTAACAAACTCTGGTACATCAGGCCACTCTGAACGTTTTTTACCTTTTGTCAAAAGTACCCATTCACTTATTTCTTTAGTAAATCTTTTATTATCAATATAATCCCTATCACCTTTTTTCCTTCTTCTTTTTCTTTTTGGTTCTTCTACCATAATTTCCTTCTCCTTATAATATATTATTTAAAAAATTATAGCATATAAGATAAATAATGTCAATTTTTTATAATGGATTTTTTTTACTTGACAGATCCGGTACTAGATGATATAATGAGGCTTGTCCGGTACCCCTTTGAATATCTATATTATAAGACAAAAAAATTAGAGTTTAAATTTCATTGTTTTGTAATTCCAATCTTGTTCATTATAATAAGTCAATCTTTCTTTAAAATGTTTCATTGCATGATTTTTATATGTAATTTTTCTTTCTTTATTTGAAAAAGAGGTATCATCAATTATATCATATAATTTAGCAAATTCTTTATTATCTGATAGACGTAACATTCTACCTATTGATTGAAGCACTTTAACTTTACTTTTATATGAAGAAGCAAAAATGATATTATGTATATTAGGTGCATTCATTCCTGTTGATGTTGTTCCATACGTTGCTAATAAAATAATATCATTTCTTTCTGAAATCATTTTTCTATATTTTTCTCTTTCTTTTACGTTAACATCACCATCAATATATAAAAGTGTTTTATTTTGTAATTTTTTTTCAAATAGATCTTTTAATATATAACCATGAGTTTCTTTTTTCGTAAAAAGGATAAGAGTATTACCTTCAGTTTTTTGAGCTAATTTTAAAATAAATTCATTTCTATTATTAAATTTATTAATCAAGGTACTTTCTTTTTGATAATCCTTTTTCCCATTAAAATAAAAATCTAATTTTGTTTTATTGTCATATTGAAGAATTAAATTATAAATTTTCATTTGAGAAATAAAGCCATCTTCTTGAAGTGATTTATAAGAAGCAAATTTTTTAATAGGGCCAATAGATCCAACAATAGAAAACCAATCAGCACTTGAAGAATCTGGGTATGTTCCTGACATACCAAAACGATATTTAGCATTAATACAATTTTTAGAAATTACACTTATTGATTTAGCACTTGCTCCATGTGCTTCATCAATTAATAAACAGCCAAATTGTTTAAATAAATCTTTATTTTTATATATTGACTGCCAACAAGCAATTATAACTTGTCTTTCAAAAACTTTTCTTTGCCCTGAATATAATTTATGACATTTATATTCTACATCCCAACCATAATTTTCAAAATCTGAATAAATTTGTTCAACCAATCCTATATTAGGTACAATTAATAATGTTTGTAAATTTTGTGTTTCCATAAATCTACAAATGATATATGCAACTAAAGATTTACCTCCTGAGGTTGATATATGAATATTAATATGTTTTTTACAACAAGCTTGATAAGCTGCTTCAAATTGATAATCACGACATTCAAATGGTAATTTTAAATATTTTATAAATTTTATAAATTCATCTCGTGATATTTTATTTTCTTGTTCAAAATGTTTTTCTACTTGATAATTACCAATAGAAGCAAATTCATATACTTTTTCTAAAAGTCCTATAGGCAAAGAATTATCAATAGAATTAAAAAACTTTATTTTTCCATCCCATATTTTTTCTTTATACAATGGAGTAAATTGATAGTTAGTTGCATATATTGAAAAATAATTTTTAATTTCTCTTAAAATTATATCAGATGCTTCAATAAGAAGTGTTGATTCATTTTTCTTATATATTTTAATTACTTTCATAGAAATATTCATCCTAAGAAAAAAAAGCTTGACAGATACGGTTCTAGATGATATAATGAGGCTTGTCCGGTACCCCTTTGAATATCTATATTATAAGAGAAAGTTTTTTGTACTTAAAGAGAGACCTTTTATATATTTCTAGTAAAAATATATAAATACAATTATTACAGTTATTTATATAATAAAAGGATTAAAAAATGAAAGAAACAATGATAGAAAAATTATATAAGAAATTTAGTGAGCTAAGAGAAGAAGCAGTAGAAGATTGTAAATTTATAAGAACAGAATTAGACAACTCATTCAACAATACAAATAAAATCATAAAGTATATAAATTTAAAATGTGAATGGAATAGAGTAAATAGAAAATTTGAATTAGAGAGAAAACAAAAATATAGAAAATTATATGAATTTTATCAAACAGATTATCCTTTAAAAATTAACACAAAAGATGAATATCAATTATTTATTGAAAGTGACAGTGAATATTATGATATACAATCAAAATCACAAATAACAAAAGAAATTATTATTTATATAGATTCAGTGTTAGATGCATTAAAAGGAAGAGGATATGAAATAAAAAATTGTCTTGAATGGGAAAAATTCAAAAATGGACAATAATTAAATAACAATTACTTCATTAGAATCAGATGCAAAAATTTCTGTATCTATATTTTTAATAGAAGTATCTTTACTACCAGTATTATTCATAAAATATAATACTCTTGTTATTAATTCTTCAATTTTAGGTGAAAAAATTTTATCAGAAAATACCTGTTTAAAATTTATATCACTGATATTTTTTATATGATATACACTTTTAAAATACATAGAATAGAGTAATTCATTAGAATGACTAATAGTAGATAAAGGAATTTGAAAAATATTTGTTTCTATGAAAAATTTCTCAATTAAAATTAATTTATTTATTAAAAATGAAATTTCATTTTCTTCAAGGAAAGATTGATAATCTAAAAAAGGTTGGACTAAAGAATAATAATAAGGGTCAAATGATTTAATTAAAGAATTTTTTTTAAGAGATAATAAATTATTTAAAACATTCATCATCAAATCATTAGGCATATTTAATGTATCAGATGAATTATTATAAGCTAAATCAACAATAATATTAGCTACAGATTCTGGTAATAAAGAAAAATATTCTTCATCTAAATTAATATCTAGTGTTTTCAAATCAATATTATTATCATTATCATTTAATATTGTTAAATTTATAAAAATATCATCAATATTATATGATATAGGAATACCTATATTAATTAAAGCATTTAAAATATCAGATTTATAGATTTTACTTGGGAAATTAGAAATATCTGGTTGTAAGTTACTTTTAACTTCTAAAACACTTAGTTTATAAATTAACTCTTTATATATATCATCAGTAAAAAAATATTCAGCTTTATAAAGTTCTCTTAATAAAGAATTATTTAAAGAGTTTAAAGAATTAAGAGTAGTTACAATAGAACTATGTTCTTTTATAACATTATTAAAAATAAATTTAGGATCTGATACATCAAGAGGTATATTTGATAAATTTTGGATTAAATCACTCATATATTAACCTAGCTTAATAGCAGGGGCAGATAAAGCAATAAGAGAAGATGAAGAAATATTAACTTTAGCAGCACTTATATTTACATTACCAGAAACAGTTATATTCAAATTACCACCAATTGATTCTTTTAAATTACCTTGAACTTTTTGTGTTTGATTACCATTTATATTTTCATTTTTATTATTACCAATAGAAATATCGCAATTATCAGTAATTTTTTCATTTAATGAAGCACCATAATCATTGTTAACATCACCACCAATTTTTGTATTTTTTTCATTATCTATATTTAAATTTTCTGATCCATGAATATTTTCAAATTTATCTTCACGAATTTCAATTTTTGTATTTTTATTTACAATTACAATATTATCTTGAAAAATAGTTATTTCCCAATTTCCATCAACTATATCAACTTTTTTACCAGTTGTTTTAGAAATTGCATCACCATTATCTAATTTTGAATCATACGTTCCTGATGGGTGTAAATTAACTTTTCTGACATTACCTGGTGTTTCATCTGAAATTTCAACAAATCCACCTTTATTTTCTCTAACAACTATTTTTCCGTATTCAGCTTTATCACTTGTTGGTGCTTCTTCTTTAATTTCATTAGAATTAGAAGATGATGATGCACTAGAAACATTACCTGATTTAGCTAATGTTGGTTTAATTCCATTAATAATAGAGCCAGCATTTGGTATTTTAGGTATTGGTGTTTCATTTGTTATTCCGGACGTTACTGAAGTTATTTTTTTATCTTTGCCCATTAAGTTATCTAGAAATTTTGGTTTTTCTAATGACTTAATCCCTAATAAATTTTTAATAGGTGTTACAACTTTTGTTACATTTGTATCTTTCTTTAATTGAGGAGTTATAATTTTTGCATCAGGAGTATCTTTTAAAGCAGCTGGATTTATTTTTTGATTACCATTTAGATCTGGTATTTTTGTTTGTATATATTTTGATGTTGAGGGTTCACCTTCTTTACGTTTATAAAAATCATAATTTGTTTTATTAAAAATATCTAATTTTGTTGCAGATATTAAACTTTTATATTTCAAATCTTCAATAGGGTTAGATTTAGGGATTAAGCCGTTTAAATCTTCAATAGATTTATTAAATACGTTAGTAATATCACTTGTAGTATCTGATATAGAAAAAGAAGTTATATTATCAAATGAAGTAAGAATTTCTGTACTTAAAGAATTTGCATTATTAATAACACTATTAATCAATGTAATATTAGCATTAAATTCTGGTATACCTAAAGTTTTTTGAAGTTCAGAAATTTTATTATTTATTAAATTGTTTATTGTGCTTTGAAACCCACCTTTTAATTTTCTTGTAAACCCATTCATCTGAGACGTAAATAAATTAATAGATGAAATATTAGTAAAATTTAATGATGTTTTAGAAGATACAATTAAATTATTAATATCAGTTAAATAAGCAGCAGATTTAGCTCCTTTACCATATTTTCTTTCAAGAGCTTTCATTTCATTATTAGTTCGTTTTTTATTAATTGAAGATTTTTTTGAAAAAAGCTTTATGGTATTTAAACTAGATTTATTATTAAAATTATTTAAAACAGCTAAAGAAGATTTTTTGGAAGAATTTATAGAATTTGTTATAGAATTTTCTGTTGCTTTAATAATATCAAAACTACTCATAATTATCCCATAGTCCTAACCCAACCCAACCAAACTAAATTCATTGGGTCATTTTGAATAAATTGTACATATACGAAATCACCAATATCAGGAATTTCACCAGAAAGACCTTTAGAAAAAGCACAGTGATTAGCCCAAACACTATGATTAGGATTATTATTATTCATATTATGAACACCTATAACTCTTACTCTTACTCTTTCTAATGCTTTAGGGTCAAGATTATTTATTACTTCAGCAATAAATATTCCTGATAAATTAACTTCGTTATCTAAATTATATTCTCTTCCTAACATATTACCAACTTATTATATTCCTTGAAAATTCTTTAAATCCATCAGAACATAAACAAATTGCTTGTGAATATTCTTCATAAAAAGAAAATGAATGGGATATATCTCTAATTAAATAATCCCCTTTATATTGTTTATTTATTTCAGAACTTTGTCCTTCAACATTTAAATTTTGTGAAGGAAAATCTAATTTTGCTAACCAGCCACATCTTCTATCAGGGTCACCATTAGTTAAAAAATTTATTTTAAATACATCTGTTGATAATAAAGAGTAATCATTTTGTATTTTCCCATTTAAGAGATCATTCAATTTTGAATCATCCCCTGTAATAGCACCTTTAGTATTAGGAAATAAAGAACAAAAAGCAATATTATGATATTTAATATCATTTAAATATTTTGGATATAAAGGATATTTAGATGATAAATGAGTTTGATTTACATTACTTATATTTAATTCAGTAGAAATTACTTTCTTTTTATCAAAATTAAAAGCATAATATTTAGTACCAGCACCACCATTAGATAACAATCTTATAATATCATAATTCGTTTCTACTGTTAAATTATCTATTCTACCACGATACCTTGGATTTTCTGGATTAACTAAAAATTCATCAAATCTTCCAAGACTACCTTTCATTAAATAATCTAATGTTGTTACATTAACTTTACCTGTTTTTAAATCAGTCCAACAAAGATAACCACCTGTTCCTGAAGAATTAATTGCAAAAGATAAAAGATATTTAATTATGTGATATGGACTCCAATAAGGTGATACAAAACTTTCAATAATTTGTTTTGTTGGTTCTATATATCCTATTTGTGCACCACATTCAGTTAATAATGATGATATAATTTGACTTATTTTCATATCATCATAATTTATAGATAATGTTTTAGATAATCCTTGAATTAACCAAGATGAACAAAAATTAAATCTAATTGTATTATAGTGTTGTTCTGGTAATACAGACCCCTTTTCATTAGAATATAACACATAATCTAATGTTAAATCTGTTTGCCCTTCAACTGTAAAAATAATTTTTATTTTATCTTCTGCAAAAACTTCACCTTTTTCAACAAGAGCTTGATAATCCATTATATCTATATAACCAGTAATCCCTGGTTGTGTAATTGTTTCAAAAATTTTTATTGCTGTTATATGTTCTCGAATAATTTCTATATCATTTATTAAAACTTTTTTTAGTCTTAGTTGTTCAATAGTTTCTTGAGACATGGAATTTTATCTTTCTAAAATTTTTTGTTGATATGCCCAGATAATATCATTAAGTGTTTGTGTTCTAGGCAATATAATATATCTTTTAAGCTCATTACTTTCAAAAAGCATATCATAGTAAGTATTTCTTGAATAAAGCCCTTCCTCCTCAAAATAGAGGTCACTAAGAGTATTTAATTGTTCTTGAGACAATGGCCATTCACTTAACGGGTCAGTTATATTATTAAAGACAAGAATTAACCACCAAAAATCAACAGTATTAAAATTTTTATAAGATACCATATCAGGAAGTTCACCTTCAAGTATCTCATATCTATTAATTAAATTTATGTCATTTTTATATTTATCATCTAACTGATATTTTATAAACATATTTTTAATTGTTGTTTTAACAGGTTGCCTATTAGACATAATATATGACGTACCAGATGTTGTTGATAAACTTTCTAAATAATCTGTTAAATCTATCTCAATATCTGGAAACTGATCAAAAAATGAGAAATTCATAAAAATCCTTAATCTTGAAATTTTTTAATAGATTGAAAGCTTAAATCTAATGTAACTTGTGTAGGTCTTTTATCTATTGTGTATATATGCATATTTGATTCACCTGAATAAGATATATTTAAATTTTTTAATGCCATCCAAGTATATTTTCCTGTTTCTCCATATCCTAAACCAACTACATCTTGAAAATTTATATCCCATACAGGCGGATAAATTAATGTATTTGTTTTGCCTGATGTTGATGCTGATTTTGATGGATTATTTGCTTTTTTAAAATTTTGTACAATTCCTTGTACAATTTCATTCTCTCTTTGTGAAATGGGCACCATAGAAAAAGAAAAATTTAATTCTATTGGGTTTGGCCCTTCATAAATAAGAAGATCCATAGGCATAGCAACACTACCATTATATGCTGATGCTGTTGCTGTTATTTTAGCACCAAAATTTGTTTTTAATGTGTTTATTAATTCGTTAGCAGCTGCATTTTTAAGATCCTCAGCTGGCCCACCTAAAATATTTTGTAATCCCCATGAAGATGTTGAAGCTTCTTTAAATGAACCTGGTAAATATAATGCTACTGATTCAATTCCTGGATATTGAGGCTCTAATTCTACTTTAGCATCTTTTTTATCCCCATAAGGAAATTTATATTTTTTGGGTGTAAAAAGAACCCAAGGACAATTTGCATTATATTCTTCTGGAAATCTTAATTTTAAATTATTAGCCATTAATATGTTCTCACTAATCTACTCGGGAAACTATTAACATCCCCTGTTAAAATAGAAATAATTGGTTTTGTTTTACTTGTAGACGATTGTGTTACAGAATTAATATTATTTATTTGTGGTTCTTTCTTCTCTATAACAGAATTTTGTCTATTTAGTTCTTCTTTTATTTTATATTGTTCAGTATTATTTGTTGTATTTTTTGTATTTTGTACTATATTATTAACATTATTTGTTGCTGGTTTATTTTGATTATATGTTACAGGACTAACAACTTCATTATCTATATTTTTAGAATGAGAACTAACCATTTCTATATTTTTAGAATGAGAATTAGTCATTTCTATATTTTTAGAATGAGGACTAACAACTTCATTATCTATATTTTTAGAATGAGAATTAGTCATTTCTATATTTTTTTGAACTCTTTTTTCTTCTGTATGTTTATTAAAACCAAGTAAACCAGATTTTTCAATAAGTTTTATTTCATATTCAACGCCTCTCCTTTTTAATTCTTTTTCAATAGCTTCTCTTCTTTTAATATCACCTTCAGAAATCCATCCATCATTCTTTTCATTTGTTGAAATTAGATCTAAAGAATTTAATAAAGATTCCGTTGATTTTGAATTTTTTTCTATATCAATTATTGTATCCTCAATTTTTGGAAAAAGAACAGATGCACCTGCACCAATAGCTATTGCAGGAAGTATTGTACTTGTTAAAGCTGTTGTTAAAGCTGTTGTAATTGTAGGTATTAATGCTCCACTTCCTACTAATCCTAATCCTTTTAATATTGTATTTGTTATTGAAGAAGTGTTTTCCTCATCTTTTGTTTTTATACCTGAATAAGTATTAGTGCTTTCTTCTGTTTTTAATGATGATAAATTTGTTTTTATTGGACTTGCTTCTAATTCTCTATCTCTTTCTATTTCTTCATTGTTTTCAATATTTCTTTTTTGTAAATCTCTTATATTTTCTAATAGTCCAGTATGAATAGTTAGTATATCAACAATTTTAGTAGTTAATGGTTCAATATTTTCTTTTTCTTCTGTACTCTTATTTGTTTTTACTTTTGGTGTATTTTCTTCTAAATCCTTTATATCTTCTAACAATCCAGTGCGATTATCTAATATATCAACAACATTAGCAGTTAATAATTCAATTTCTTCTTTTAAATCTTCTTTAGTATCATCTGGTATTATATTACCAAACCCTTTTTTTGATTTTTCTGGTAAATTTTTAGAAACAATATCATTAGTTTCTTCTTTTAATTTTTCTAAATTTTCTCTTTTTTGTTTATGTTTACCTGCTAAATCAGAAAGTTTAGAACCCCCTAATAATAAAGAGGGAGATTCTGTTAATGCACCAAGGCCTTTTAATAGACCACCACCTGTATGTAAAGCTAATTCTTTGCTTGACTTCTTTTTTAATTCTTCTTTTGTTTCTTTAAATTTTTCTTTCATTGTCTTAGCTGTTTCAACAGGATTTAATGCTGAAGAAATACCTTTCCCCATAATAATTCCTAGAGAAGGATTTTCTAATACCCCACCTAAAGCTAGACCTGTTGTTAAACCTACTGTTTTTTTAAAGTTTCCATCATTTGAATATTTTTTTAATGTTATAAATGATTTAGTAACACTATCTGTCACTAAAGAAAACATTTTCAAATCAGCATTTAATTTTGGTTTTTCTAGTGGATTTGTTTTATTAAGGTCATCAACATATTTTTTTGTTTTGTTAAGAGATTTTTTTACAAAATCATTAATAATGCCTTCTTGACTGGATAAATCACTAATAGTTATTGAGTTAAAAACAGATAATACATCATTTGCAAAACTACTAATCGAAGGATTTTTTATATTTTTTATATATTTAATAATTCGACTATTTATTAAAGATTTTTTTTTATTAAATTTATTTTCGTTATTCATAATGTATTCCTAGATAAAATATGCTCATGAATATTTATATATAAAAAAAAGACAATAATAAAAATTGTCTTTTTTAAAAAGGATTATTTTTTTAATTTATCTTTCAATTCCTTTAAAGTCATATAATAATATAATTCTAACTCATAAGGGTATAAATTATACATTTCCTCTAAACTAAAATTAGCTTCTTTTTTTAAGAAAAAGAATGTCTGATATAAATCAGGCAAATTTTGGTCTAGAGTTATAAAACTAAAAAACTTAACAAATTACCATAATTCATATTAATTTCTTTTTGACAATTAGGGTTATGGCATTTAACTGTTCTTTCTAATTTTACACTTGATAAACGACTTTTAAACTCTTTATAAATTTCAATCATATCATCAGAGTCAAATTGATCAAGAAAATCTTCTAATTCATTAAGAGTAAAAATAGTGAATGTTTCGTTTTTATAAGTTAATCCTTCTATAGAATTTAAAACTACATAAAAATCATAACGAGAAGAGTTAACCCCATACTCTTCTAATAATTCTTTTGCTTTAATATATGAAATTTCTTTAAAGACAATAGTAAGATTATCATTTATAATAGCAGGACTTTTATCAAATTCTTTAATTATTGTATTTTTGGTTAAACTAACTTCATCTAATAATTTATTTTTACAGTTTGGACAATGGTAATTATATTCTATTGTATCCCCTTTAGATAATTTTCTTATTTCGATTGCAATTTTTTTTATATCTTGTTCTGATAAACTATCAAACAATTCTGGATTATTTGTACAATTTTTAAAAAATTCTAATACATAATTTAATTTATTTTTTTCAAAGTCTGAATCTGAATCAATTTTAAACATAAGATTTTTTTCATCTTTTATTTTCCACCCACGAATACCAATATTTTTACCTGAAGGTAATTTTGTTTTAATAAAACTATTATCATTATCTAAAATAGGCAAACTCATACGACAATCTCCTTAGTTAGTTTATTTTTTAAATATTACTATGCATAATCTAAAATTTTTGCTTTTAAATCATCAATTGTAACTGTTGGTAAATCATCAATGTCAATTTCTTTATTTGTATCAACATTAATAATTTTTAATATTTCAACAACATCCCCCTCATCAGGAGTTTCTCTATCACCTTTCATACCTTTTTCAATATCATAAAAAACTTCAACTTCAGGGTCAATAATATCATTATCATAATCCTTAAAAAAAAGTTTAGTAGATAAAGATAATGGTTTTTTTTCACAGAGAGTAGAAAAGATTTCGCTAATAGTTTTCATAATTATTTCCTTGCAATTAAGTGAGTTGGGTCTAAAGTATCATCAATAGTTTCTATATTATGGAATTGATAATTAAAAATTACAGTACATCTTATAATTTCATTAAATGAAGAATAATTATAATTTATATCTTGTATTTTAGTAGGGAATACATTTCTAAATCTATCAACTCTTCTAGCTTTACCTTCAAAATCTAATGGCATTATAGCAAAATTACTAGCTACAATATCACTTAAATAATTTCTTGTTATTCCACCTGTTGCTGTATCAATATGCAAAGCTGATTGCATCCATTGATAGAAAAAATTTCTCATTGTTAATTCAGAAGTTTCTAAGAATGTAATCATTAATGAATCATAAGATCTATTTTTAAAATAATAACGATTAACACCATTTAATTCTGAATCAACTGTAGTAATATTTATACTAGGACAATCAACAGATATTACTTGAAATTCTAACCAACCATTTTCTTGAAATTTATATATATTTGGTGCATTAAGTAAACAAGCATATCTGTTAATTAATGGTATACCAAGATTGTCATATATTGTTGATTTATTTTTAAATTCTTCAATATCAAGAACATTATTTAAATCTAATGATTTTAATTCACTCATAAAAATTAATTTCTTTTATAAAATTCTAAATTAGTAAAAGGCATTGTAACACTAAACTCTTGAACTTGTGAATCTGTTTCTTGATTAAGTGTAATTTCTGAAATATTTTTTGGCCAACAATTACTTGCTTTAACTGCATAAGTTTCACTATGAAAACTATCAAATTGAAAAATAGATACTTCACCACTTAATGCTAATAAAGGTATTGATCCAATATCTTTTTGAGAATTAAAAATAGTTAATCTTTGCCATCTATTAAAAAGTGATCTTATATTAAAATCTACATCATTCCAAAAAGTTATAGACAATTCACCAAAGTTAATTTTATTAGATGGAATATGTAATATTAAACCTGCTCTTTCATACATATATTCATCAATCTCCATAGAAGGAAAAGATGCGCTTTTAACAAGAACTTCTACTTCATTTTTCCAATCAGATTTAAGAATATCAGGAGGATTTATTTTTACTTTAAATTGATTAGGTCTAGCTAAATCTCTGAATTTTGTTTTGAGAACATCAATATGAAAACTATCTTTGTTTGCACCTGAGCCACCAAGTTCAGAAATATTTTTAGGAAATAATTCATTTTCATAACCAGAACTGGGAGTTTTATAAAAATTAGGTTTTATTTTACCATTATCTGTAGCCATTATTTGCCTTGTTTCCAATGAGAATATGCAAAATCAACAGTAAAAATTTCTACTTGATCACTTGAATTCATATCTAATTCTATTGCTGATATATTTTTTGGAAATATATTAAAAAAAGTATAAAATGCAAGAGCCATTTCATTATCCCCAACTTGATAAATTGTTATAGTTGCATCATCTATAACATCTATTCCATCCAATCTTGTGTTTTCAGAATTAACAAGTTGAATTTGTTCTATCCAGTTTTCAAAAAATAATCTAGGTTCCCAGCCATAATGATTTAAAAATGTTATTGATAAATCTTCATGTGTATAATCACCAGGAAGTTTTAAACTCATCCCGTGATATTTTATTTCTATCTCACCTAAACTTTTTTCAGGTATTTTTGCTGCTTGTGCCATATATGATAAAAATTCAATATCATTTGGTACATCCACTGATGATGGCGGATATACTGCAACAATAAATCTATTAGGTTTGACTATTTGATATAATTTATTTTTAAACTCTGTTAATTTTATCATGTAAATCCAATTATATAGGGGTAATACTGATAATCTTTTCTTTAAAAATAAGACATTTATTTAAAATTATACTATCTGAATAAAATGCTACAATTTTCCCTGAAAGCATTGCCCCACCTGTTAAAAATACTTTAAGTTCAGTTTTTTCTCTTTTGTGTTTTTCAAAAAAATCAACGCATTCCATGTTTTTCATTCCTTATTGTGAAAGTTTATATTTATTTATATCTATTTTGCTGCTTTCTTTTTTGTATTAACAATATTATCCAATTCTTTAAATACTTTTTGAAATTCTAAATTAAAAATATCTTTGCTTTTTGTCGCTTTTAATTCATTTCCTTTTGGAAAATGATTATTTATAATACTTAATAAAAAATTTTCAATATTAGAATCATTTGAAGTTAATATAGGATGTTTACGAAATTTTGTTCTCAGTTCGTTTAAAACTGTTTGATTTAATAAATTACTCATTTATAACTCCTATATTAAATATCTTTTATTGTTATTTAGTAATAAAAAAACCCTATTGATTTTTTCAATAGGGTTTTTAAAAACTATTATATATTTACTTATTCAAAAAATTCACATGAGTCATTTAATTGTTTTGATATAGATGCTAAAATATATCCATGACAAGGTTTAGGAGCGCAATAACAAACTAAAATTTTATCATAAAGAGATTTAACTTTTTCTCTAAACCACTTATCAGTATCCACTCTATTTTCTAAATATTTTAAATAACAATCTAATGTAGATCCGTTTGTTATATGTTTATTTCCACATATAAAACATTTTTTATTTTTGACAATAGTATTTCCAAAAATTCCAGGTCTACCTATATAAATATACCCATTTTGATCAATATCTTTTTTAAGGAAATTTATAGGAGCATCTTTAATATGGATAACATTCTTTTTCATATCACTTCACAACATATTCAACATGATTAGATTTGATCGTAAAAATAGTTTCCGCATTAATATGGCGGTAACCTTTAGCATTTACATCAAAAACAGTTTTATATTTATTATCCATTTTTGGTTTTTGACGAACAGGATTAGGATTCAAATATTTTTTGACTCCAAAGCGGCAAGTCATATTTCGATTTGTACCGTCTTTTTTAATAAAACCAACAGAAAAGAAAGCTGTTTTAGGAATAAGATTGAGAACCATTGGAACTTCTTCTTGATTGATTTCAACTTTCATTTGTTATCTCCTTTAGTTAGTTATTGTTACTTACAAAATAAAATTAACATATAACGGATTATATGTCAATATTAATGTTTAAATAAAATATGTTTTAATCCTTCTGGTAGTTCAATATGTAAAATTTCATGAGCATTCAGCATAGCATTTAAAACTTCTCGACTATTACCTGTTGTATTTCCCCATTTGCGCTGTATTTGATTGTTTTTAATATTACCTGTGTCTTCAATCAATTCTATCATAACTCCATAAGAAAAAAGATTTTCGTTTAACATACGAAGATTTTTGATTCCTGCTAAAATAAATTCACTAGCATATTTTGTTTTCATAAAAAAATCTCCTGTAAAGTTGATTACGTTATGTAAATACAATACAAGAGATTTTGTTTTATGTCAAGAATTATTTTTTTTAATATATTATATATAATTTTTTAATTCATAATTTTTAATCCTCTGTTCTGATTTGTTTCTTATATATATTCATTTTTTTTAACTCTCTGCTTATTTTACCTTTTTTAAAATTTAATTGATTAGAAATATAAGGTACACTAAATCCTTCTTCATATAATTTTTTTATTAAAAATAATTGTTCATTGGTAATAGGAATATATCTAGCATTTAATTCCCCTGATCTTTCTAGACTCATTTTAGCTTTTATTTCGTCAGAATATTTTTTACCAAAGTTAGGATTTTTTTCACCAAATAATCCTTTACCATACATAGGATTATTTTCCCCACGCATTTTATTTCTGCTTTCTTCAGACCATTTGTGACCAAAGTTAGGATTTTTTTCACCTTTTATTAAATAACCTTTATTTTTTAACCAATGGTTATCAGACATTTTTTGTTTTGTTTCCTCACTTCTTTTTGAACCAAGATTATTCTTAGACATTTTTTGTTTACAAATTAATGCTTTTTCTTCACCTAATCTTTCAACCCATGTTTTACCTTTAATAATATCAGATAATCTTTTTTTTACTTCATCTGAATGTGTTTTGCCATACATACCATTTTTTTCACCTCTTAATATTGGTGAATGACCTCCTTCTGATATATTATAACCTATTTTATTATCAGTAGAATTATAGTATGAAATATAATATATCTCTTTTGTATTTAATTCATCAAAAGAATCAGCACGGTCTATCTCTTCAATGATGAAATTTTCAGCACCATATTTTTTAATGGCATTAGATAAATAATAATTATTTTTTCTAACACAGTGTTGGTAAAATCTTTTATGTATATTCTGTGTTGTTTGCCCAATATATATTTTATTATTTAAAACGTTTAATATTTTGTAAATCACCCCATACATTATAAAATCTCTATTTTTGTATTTTTAACATCATTAATATTTTTAACATTATAGCTCACTAATTTTTCTTCAATATCATAACCAATATAATTATCAGAATATTGCAAATCTATTTTTATAGCATTTATATCTTTATCAGATATTACTAATAATAATTGTGCTGCTCTTGATGATAATTGTAAATCACTATTTGAATAATTATTCCCACCACACAAAGATGAACTTCTTGAATATGTATCACTTATCATAGTAGAATGAATATGACCAAAAACAATATAATTAATTATTATATCTTGGTCAGCATATTTACCTTTAATTTCCATTATCTTTTTTTCAACATTACCTTTTCCTATTTGATTACCATGAAGAAATAAAATATTATTATTATTAATTTTAACTATTTGTTCTACAGGATTATTTCCGATAAATTTAATATCACTTTTTTTAAACATTATTTTTAAAATTTCATAAACAGTATAATCATGATTATTTGTCATAGATATTTCAGAACTACCGTATTCATCACTAATTCTTGATTCATTACCTGTCACCCCACAAATGGAAAGATTAAAATCTTCATTTAATTCAATAATAACTTGTTCTAATAACATTGCTGTTAATAAGGTTGCTCTAGCTAAATTTGTTGCTTGATTTAATAATTCATCCATTCTTCTAGATGAATTTAAAAAATCCCCTAAACAAACAATTAAAACATTATTAATATTTTGGGATTTAAAATATTTTTTTGATTCAGTTACATATTTTTTTAATCTTTTTGATGCAATATTAAAATCATATTTATTTGATGGAATATCAATAAGTTCATTCAAATGTAAATCTGATAAACAAAATACACCAGTTTTATTTTTATCTATTTCTTGGTGTGTAATAATAGGTGTTTTAAATTTTGTTTCTTGTAATTGATTTATAAGTTCATTAGTATAATCACTTAAACAATTTTCAACTCGAATTTGGTTTCTTATTTTACGTTCAATTCTTTGTTGATCCATTAAACGTTGTTTTTGTTTTTCTAATTTTGCTGTATATATTGGTAGGCGTTCATCTGGATCTATTATATTTTTTTCTTGTTCATTAATAATACTTTTACAAATTTTCAGAATATTTCTTGCAAGTTTTTCAGAAATTCCATATTTTTTTGCAGTAACATATCTTCCAACATTAGGATTTTTAATAACATCATCCATAATATTTTTTTCTAAATTATTCATCAATTACCTCCAGTAATATATTATTTTAAGAAAGATGGGCCTTTTTTCTTTTTGTACATATTGCTTTTTCTTCTTATATCAGCTGTATATCTATCTATTCCAAGTACATAATTCCATTTTTCTTGTGGTACTTCTTTAATTCCAGTAATATTTTTAATAATATATTTTCTAACTGCTAGAATACCAGCTTTATATGGTCTTTTCTTTAACATAGTATAAACTAATTTAAATCTTTGTCTTTTCTTCCCTCTACCTATTGTTTTACCCATTATTTCTTGAAGATCTTCTAAAAATTTAAATTTATGATTTTTTGGTATCCAATGAACATTAACAGCAAGAAGATATGGTTCTTGAATGTCTAATACGAAAATTAAAGGATTTTTATCATATTCTTCTAATTTTCCTAGACCTTTAGGAGTGTATTTAAAGTTGTATAATTTTTCAGGATTAAGTTTCATTTAGGCTTATTCTATAAGAATTATTGCTTATTTAATTGAAGTATTTTATTTTGAACAGATTGAATGTTGAAACATTTATGCCCAGAAAAATCATTTTCATACCGGATTAAAAAATCAAGAAATGCTTTTTCTTCTGTTTCACCTTCACCATATAATTCTTTGATTTCATCAACAAAAACATAATAAAGTTTCTCATCATAATCAAATGTTATTTTTATTTTTAAATTCATTAATTACCTCAAATATTTTATAATACTCAGCCAATGTATTAGTATTTAGTAGAATTTATTCAAGAACAAAAACTAAATTACCACAATCCCATATTCTTCTGAAATTATTGTTAAACATATTTTCACTTTCAGTTAAAGAAGGATCAAAATTTTTCAATAAATTTTTTAATTTATGTTTTTGGAAATTTATTCTAGATTGTAAAATTAATCTATTTTTATGATGATTCATGTCTATATAAAAATAATTTGGCTTTGATTCATGTAATTCAATAAACCCATTTTTCCTATATAAATTACCATTAGATATTCTTCTATCAGCATAAGTTATAATTGAACCTACATTATTTTTTCTAAAATGTTTTAAAAGTTTTGAAAACCCACCTACAACATTTATATTTAGTTTGTTAGCAAATCTAGTGATTTCCCAATCATATTTTTTATTATATCTTGATTTTGATAAAGTTAATGAACATATTAATTCGTTGTTATAAAAAAGTCCATAACATTCAGAAGAAGGTATAAATCCTTGTAAATGATTATTATTCATAAATTCTTTAATATTTTTGCTATCTACTTTTCTTAATTCACATTTTCTAGCATAAATAGTTTTATTAAGACCTATTTTTGAATTTATTATTGATTTCCAAATTTTTTGTTTTTTCTCATCAATCCATTCATTTTCAAAAATATGAAGTAACTGAATCCCCATTTTTTCACACATTAATGTTTTATTTAAGTGATACTTTTTATCTTCTTTTAAATAATTATTAAGAAGTGAAGATGCACCTTTTCCATAACTATGATATAAAATTCCATCATATTCTATAGCTATTTTTTTATTTTTAATGAAAATATCAAGTTCATAAGGACTAATTATTGTCCTACTGTTTTTAATTATATCTTTTTCTAAAGTACAAATATATTCAAATAATTCTAATTCAGCTTGAGGAATGTTAACAGGGTAACAATCAATACATCTAGTGATATTAATAGAATGTCTAAAAAATTCTTTGTTACATTTATTACATAGATATTTCATCTCTGATTTTTTTAAATGATAATCATTTTCCGTAAATAATGGGGTACTTCCTTCATAATGATAACATCCCCTATTAAAATCACTTTTGAATTTCTTTTTTTTATGATTACTTTGTCTTTCTAAAACTTTTCCAGGATATTTCTCATCATTATTTTTTTTAGTTTGTTTAATTTTTTCAATTATTTCAGAATTTTTATAAGGATTATTTACTCCATATTTTTCTATAAAAGTTTTTTCAGCTTTAACTTTATATTTTTTATCTTGAAGAAGATAAGGAATACCATATTTTTCAATATTAGTTTGTTCTCTTTTAGTAAGAATTTCTTCTTTTTTTTCTTTTGTATAATTTAATTTTATTTCAGAAATTTTCTTTTTACCTTCTTCTGTACAAGTCCAATTATCAGCCCCATATTTTTCAATATTAGTTTTTTTAATTTTTTCTTTTCTTTTAGGATTTCTTGCAGCACAACTAGTTGAACAACATTCTTTCTTAAGTGGAATAACAATTTTGCATACAGGACATATATGTTGTTCTGTTAAATCTAATAAAATATGTCTGAGTTTTTCGCAATAAGAAATATTACCTTTAAAATTTTTACAATGAAAATCTATAGATTCTTTGAGTAAAGAATCGTTATTTATCCAGCTTTCAGTTTTAGGTACTAAATTTGTTGAATTAGGTCGAATTTTATGACTTACATATTTTTTTATTTCATCTTTTGTTAAAACCATTATATTCACTCCTTATTTCTTTAATTATACATTAATTAGGGGTAAAAGTAAAGAGATTATATAATAAAAAAGCTCCTAGAAATTAATCTAGGAGCTTTTGAATTTTACTTAATCAATTAAGATTAAGCAGTCCAGATGCCGTTGCCGCCAAGAGCGGAACCGGTGAAGTCTACTGGAATATAACGTTGATAATTTTCTGTTCCAAATAGATTCCCTGTGATTGCATCTCTTGTCATGAATCCAATACGAGGCTGGAAAGTACTTGGATCAATTACTTTCTGCATCATTAGAGGAATATAAGGACAATAAATTATACCTGCATCTAATTCACTAGTACCTTTATAAAGCACAGTTACATAATCACTAGTAGCGAAAGTATCAAGATAGACAGTAAAGCGGCCATCAAGAGTACCAACTTTAGCAATACCAAGAGTAGGTTTAACAGTACCAGGAACAGCTGAATACATAAAGCCTTGAAGAGACTCAAGAGCAGATACAACATTTGAAGAACAAATGAGGATATTAGCAGTACCACGGCGAGTAGTTAGTGCAACTTTGTTAGCTTCAGAAAGAATTCTGGTGTATAGAGTACGAAGTTTTTCACCTTCCCACCGACCATCAGAAGTATTGAAAGCAACAGTTGAGGTAGAACCAGGAGCATTACCATAAGACCAAGTAGGAGTTTGAGTAGCTTTAGTATTGATAAGATCAACTAATTCACGATCTAGTTCAGCAGAAATTTCATATTCAAGAATATTAATAAGTTCTGCTTCGGCATCAAGACCATGAACATTTTTTAAATCTTGTGCTAATTCAAGAGTGTACTCTGCTTTTAATTTACGTGTTTGAGCTTCAATTTGAATCCGCTCAACAGTCATTTTCATTGACTTCATGGTTGTTTTGTCAAGAACTTCACCAGCAGCAGTAGTAACCCGAGGAATGTAATTTTTGAAGATTAGGTTGTACCCAGCTTCATTGTTGAACAGAGCCACAATAGTGAAAATTGCGCCACCAGTAGTTGCACCAGTTGCACCAACAGTGAATAGAGCAGCAGCTGAAGCAGCAGGAGTTGAAATAATAGCTTTACCTAGTTCAGAATATACAACAGGTAGTGTAACAAGTTGACCAGCAATTTCAATCACATCAGTACTGAAAACGAAAGAGGGATCATCAGCTAGAATAGCAAAAGAACCAAACGTTGCGGCAGCAGCTTCGCCACGAGTAGAAAGACCACGATCAACAGTAGAACCAGTTAGGGCACTATTTTGTGCATCAGTACCAGCATAAGCATAACGAAGAGCGTATGCATAGCCAGTTGGTTGTTGCATAGGTTGTACTGCAACTAATTCATTAGCAATAAGATTGGGGAAAATACGGCGAACAGCAGGAACAAGAATAGGGGTATACTGTGCCATATCAGCAGCAGCTTGACTATTCTCATTTAGATAACTTTCTTCATTTTCTAAAAGACGTGCCATTCCTTCTTTGTTTGAAACAACAGGGGCTTTTTCTGTATCAATAATTTCGCCCCATTTTTCAACTAACATATTTTTTTCTTCCATTTATAAATCTCCTTTTTCTATGTGTTGTTATTTAAGATATTTAAGATATTGTGAAACAGATGTTTTTTTATTTTCAACTGGTACTTCTTCAACATTTTCATTTAATTTACTAACTTCTTCATCATCATCTGATTTACTTTCAGTGATAATTTTTTCCATAATAGTTTTTACTTTAGTTTCAAAAATTTCAAGAGTTTCAAAATCAAGTTTTTTTGTTGTCTCAATAAGTTGTTCAATTTGAAGATCAGTAGCACCAACAGAAGCTTCGCTAATAATAGCAGCACGTTTTATATCTTCATTTTCTTTTTTTGATTCAATTAAATTATTAGTGAGTTTATTACATTCAGTTTTCAATTTTTCAATTTCATCTTCTGCATCAATAGATTCATCAGATAAGGAAATATTAAATGCTTCTACCATTTGATTGAAATTTCTTAAAACTTTTTCTGCAAGTTTTACTTTTGAAAAATCTTCAACTACAACTTCATTTTCCTTAATATAATCTTTGACAAAATAATCCATATAATCATCAATTTGTTCTACGAGATCAGCTTTAAATACTGTAAGATCCGCAGCATTAGCCTCCTCTAATTCTTTTTCTTTTTTTTCTACTGCTTCATTTACAGCAGATTCAAAAAGAGTTTGCATTTTTAGTTGTACATCCTCTGTGAAAATTTCTTTATCCATTGATTCAAAAATCATTTTTAAAGAATCTTTTTCTTCATTTAACTTATCATCTTCCATTAAATTATCCTTTCTTTTATGTTATAGTTTTATTTGTTTCTTAAATTCTTGATTTCATTGTTTATTTATTATAATAAAACTTTTTAATGTAAATAAATTTATAAGTAGTTGAAAAATAAATAAATTATTTATTTTTAATTTTATTTAATGTATCATTAAAAAGTTTTAAAAATGCAGCAGCTTTTTCATCAGTAGAAACATTGTGTTCAATAACAATATTATCAGCTTTCTTAAATACAGTATCAATTTCTTCTTCTGTTAAAATCCCATTCTTGATAACCCACTCTTTTTGCGATTCCATAATTCCATCAAGAAAACAATTTGGGCCAGATGGATTCCATACTAAATCTTGACATATCATGTGATAATCATTCTGAACAATCCCATTTTTTAATGTTCCTGTACCTCTTGATGATATACCAATTTTTATTCCTTCTTCCACAAGTGCTTTAGCTATCATTCCACAAGGAAATGCTGGTTTATCAAGAATTTTAGCTTTACCAATAGCTGTATTACCATCCATTTTTAGTTCTGTTACTAAATGGGAAATTCTTGAAGGATCAATATCTGTATTTGATGGATGAAGTAATTCACCTACTGAACGTTTTTCTGAAATTACTTTGTTGTATTTTTCTACTTCTCTTTCAATTATACTTTTAGGATATATTCTTTTATTTCCATTTTGTATCTCTGCTTGAAGAAATGGCCCTTTTAAATAAAATATTTTTGTTTTTGCCATGCCTTCTTGTAGTTCTTCTACTTCTGATTCTATTAAACTAAAATCTACATCTTCTAAAATTAAATCGGACATATATTACTCCTTCTTCTTTTAAATTTATTTTTGATCATTATTTTTTTGGAATGTATTTTTTTCTAAGTAGTTAACGAAACCTTCTAAATTTGTTTTCATTTTATCTTTTACGATAGAATTAATAGAAGATTCAAAATCTTTATAATCTTTATTAGATACAGATGCAATTGCTTTTTCAATTTCTGTTGACATAATATAACTCCTTTTAATAATTATATTTAATATAAAGTTTTTAATACTCCGGAATTATCTTTAATTTTTATAATATTATCTAAACTATCTAAAAAAATAGAATTATTAGGAACATTAAGTGAAGGTATAGGTGTTGAAAAATTCAATAAACTTGTTGAATAGACATTTTTACTAGCATCAATAACACTATTTATTTTTTCTTGAAAGGTTTCAAATTGGTATAATGGAGTTGCTGAAGTTCTACTAACTTTAACATTTTTTATTATTCCATTTTCGACATAAATTCTATAATCATAATTATTAATATAATCTTTTGTTTCTTTATAGAAAGAATAATTAGCATCAAAAGCAACAACATTTAAAACTAATGTACCATTAAGAATATTAATTAAATAACCTACTAATAGTTTTGTATCTCTAATATAAAAACCATCAGAAACCTCTGGAACAGATAAAGGATCTAATTCAGTAGTAATAAGAGCATCATTTTTTACTTCAACCATATATTTTTTATTAAGATAAGCACCTGATACAGCTTGATCAACTAAAACATAAGGAGAAGGAAGATATTCTCTTTCTTCAAAAGAAGAAACAGCATTTATAACTTTTAAATCATATCTAGCGCCGGAAGAAATATCATCAACATTTACAGTTAAATTAACTAAATCATCATAAACTTGATTTTCAATTGCTAATAAACCATCAAAAACTCTTAATCTGTAAGTTTCGTTAACACCTACAGCAGAATCGTTAATAAGAACAGAATAAACTTTTTTATAATCAGGAAGAACAATTTCGTTTTGAACTAACATACCATGATAGATAAAAAATACATAAGATTTAATAGTCAATGAATCTGATATAATTAAAGATCTATAAACATCTTCTTCAGGAACATCAGAATCCATAACATCATCTAATTCGACTAATCCTTTATAGACAAGAATTTTTTTAATTTCTATTTGTTGAGGTGATGCAGATATATTTGTTAATTTTACATAGACAGAACCAGAAACAGATGTTGAATTTGTTTTAAATTGGATAATATTTTTTGTAATAGAATCAGAAGTTAAAAGAGAAGTTGTTGCTTTATTAATTTCTAAAGAATCATTAACATTAAAAATTTGGTTTAAATTATCAGCATAAACACCAAATTCTAAAGATTCAGCAACAGGACTAGTTGAAAAAATAATTGCAGTATATTCTTCATTAGGGTTTAAAAAATTTATATTTTGAGATAATGAACCTGAAGGTGAAATATTAACAAATGAAGATCTAGAAACAGGATTGTAGACAAAAGAAGTTATGCCACCTGTTTGCCAATATAAAGGCATTGTTGATTCAGATATAATTGAATTTAAATAACCATTACCAATTCTATTTTTTTGTTCTAACTTAGCAAGATCAATTAAGAATTGATTTGTATTCTGTTTAAGAGAATACACAGACATATTATTGGATGTTAAATATCTCTGATTTGTATTTGCGATAACTGTCATTTATTAACCTCAAATTATAAAATAATTTTAAATTCTTCTACTCCAGAAGTTGAATCTGCATATTTTCTATAAATAGGAATTTTATTAGAAAGATATAATAAAGTGCCTATATCATATTTTAATAAAGTTTTATTAAAAATTTCATCTAATTCATAAGTTGGTGCTTTATATAAAGGATTAGACATAATTGCACCAGTAGAATCTAATGGGCTATAACTAATAAATAATTGTCTATATACATCTTCAGTTGGTGAACCAGAACCACTAAGATCTACTATTTTATTTATGAGAGCAGAATTAAACCCATATTGTAAAGCTTTTTTTAAATTTTGTGTTTTTGCAATTGTAATTCTTGCAACAGCTGATGTTGGTTCTGAAACAATAATATCATTAGCATTTATTGTATGTGAAAGAATACCATCTATTGTAATATATGAATTATCAACTTCATAAGATACATCATTTATAGTATATAAAGTTGTTGGATTAGGAAGATAAAAAGTATCACCAACAACAAAATTTAAATAATTATTCATTTCTATTGTTGAATCACCAAAATTAGCAGTTGTTTTAACAGATCCTATATGTTCAACACCTGAACCATTTAAATCAATAACTTCTTTTTCAAACCCATACCCACCACCAGATACTGCATTTGTATATAACTCTGTATCTGCTACACTTAACATTTCTTTGATGAACCATACATCATTAGAATTTATTTGTATCATCCCTTTTATATCAAATATAGAATCTCCTAATAAAGGATTTTTGAGATATGAAACTTCTAACCCTGGTGGATTTGCATCAGAACTTGGAATTGCTGAATCAAATGGTAAATGTTCATTCCAAATACCAAGTTCATCTATTTGTCTATTTCCAACTATAAATTTTATATATTGTCCTTCTGAATCAATATAATTATATCTAAAAGCTACATATTTTGATACATTACCTAAATCACCTTCAGGTGATACTAGTTCAAAATATATTTCATCTGAAGTGTTGTTTGGTGATACAAAACTCATATTGTCTATAAGAACATTTCCTCCAACATCTTTTAATACAAACGTATCATTTAACATTTGAGTTTTATTACTTGTTGCTACAAGTGAAGGACTTTGAAAAATAGCATCAATATCTGAATCTAAAATTGATGAAGGATCTTTTAATCCAACAACATAAGATTCACCAATAATATTTGTTATTCTTTGTACTCCTGTTAAAATTACAGCACTTGTTGATTTTGAATATAATGTACATTCTGTTGAATAATAAGGTACATTTACAAAAGATTTTGATAATATTTTTGCTGCATTTTCAAAGTTACCACTTGATGAATGATTTACTATATAATATTCTGCTGATGCTGATTTTGAAACAATAGTATAATAATCTTTAGGTATTCCTTCTATTAACATCCAATGTTTGCCAATAAAATTTAATTTTAAATCACTATATATAGGGGTAAGTCCTAATAAATCTGATTGATTATTAGGAACTTTATATAAACTAACTGTTGTATTACCTCCAGAACATGATGCATTCCTTAATGAATTACTATCAAAAAATTTATTAGCTAATTCTGTATCTCCTTCTGTTGCAACAATATCTTCAAAATTACTTTCCCCTCTATATTCAACATATACTAAACTATTAATTCCCCATTGAACATTTGGCGGTGTTAAAAGTGTTTCAACAGGTTTTTCCCCTCTTGAAAATCCTAAATATGATTGACCACTTTGAAGTCCATCAAATAAAAATTTTGTTACAGAATCAATTGATGATCCACTAAGAAAATTGTATGTTGGCATTTATTTTTCTCCGTTTATATAATATTTGTTCTTCTCTTTACCAAGCTTGGATTTTTACCCCAATTAAATAATAATTACCAAAAGTCCCAACACCACCCCAACTAGAACCATTTATTGGTTGATAATTTTCTGCAAAAGGACGTACACTCCATGTTTCTTTACCAAAATATAATATATGATTTAAACTCACTCGACTTTTATCAAAACCCCAATCACTATTTTTCCATGCTTCTATTCCATGCCCAACTTCTGATGATAGATGCCATTTCTGTGTTAACCATAATGTGGCTTTACCTTCATATTGTAAATATTTAAATGATAAAGTGTAATCTGAATTTAATCTATATCTTGCTACTCTATCACCTATGACTGGTTCACCATGAGGCGGAACTAATGCTGTTGTAAATGATAATGTTGTGTTTTCTGTTAAAAAATTCCCAGCAAATACGATATTTGTTTTAATTAATACTAATATTAAAATAAATAGAATAATTTTTATTTTATATCTTGACATTTTTATTTCTCCTATTATATACTTTATTTATATTATTATTCTTACTACTTAATCTGTAATATATTAAGATTTTTCTGGATAAACCACTGTGTGAAGATTATCCAAATTATAATTTCTCCTCATCAGTTTGTACTCACCGTCCAACCCTTGGCAATCATATTTGTTTTAGCCGTCAAACCAGCCCCGGTAGGTGCTGCATTGCCGGCTCCGTTGATGATTATTTTTCCACCTGACACAGTTACGTCTCGGTCGAACGCGGTCAGAATTCCGTTGATGGCGACTTCAGTGAGTTGATTGTTTAAGGCGTTGAAGATGAATGTTTTATTTGGTACGCCGAAGTCTACTGCAATCCCGGTTAATTGGTTGTTGTGACACTGGAATTGTGTCAATGCGGTATTACTAGATAGGTCTGGAATACTGCCGGTGAGCTGGTTTATGTAGCAGTAAAA